TAGTTGCAGGTGCTGGGATAAAAGATATGCCAAATCCTGCTATCGCAACTGACGTTGGCATAGAAACAGATGGTGATTTTGGTGGGGTAAAAGTTACTCAGTTAATAGATCAAGATGTTTTAACTATAAAGCTAGGAGATGCTGGGGCTAGAGTATACAAACATATCCCAAGGCAAGCCAATGATAAAATTTTAAGGAGTCCATTTGATAGGCAATTTGATGTAAGAAATGAATCTGAGCTTAATTTTGTTGAGTTTTACACAGAAAGAGTTGATGCAAAAGACGTTTCTCCATTTTTAGATCAAGGCGCTTTACTCGTGGGAGAGCTATCAAAATTAACAAATGCTGTAGCACATCATAATGCATACGCTGTTGATAAGTTTGGTGACACTGAAAATGAATATTTTAGATTTACTTTTAATAACAATATAAATAATATAGATTTTTCTAATTCAGATTTATTTACAGAAGTATGCGCCAAGTGGGGTGATATTTCAAATTTCAATGGCAGTTCGCCTAACAATATCCCTTATTCTCAAAGAATAGTCGGAGGCCAAGAGGTGTCAGTTGACCTTGGTGGTTCTGGAGCTGGATCAGAAGGTGACCATTATGTACAAAGCAATCCTTGTATAGATTTTCAGTTCGAGGAAATAAAATGCGATTCTGATATTTTTACAGATAACAAAGGAATAGAAGCTCCATCTGATTACAATTTAATTACTTTTGCAAAAGTGCATCATGGTTGGGAAGAGGATGAATATTTGGGTGGTTATGGACTTCGACCTAAACTAGCTTGGTGTTTTTTCCCTGGACAAGCAGACCAAACATTTGGCAATGCTCTCCCTTTTAAAACTAGCAATTTCACAGAAGAAGAGAAAGACGAATTTTTCCAAAGTGAAAACTCTTTAGGCTTTCATCCAAACGTACTAAATGGAGCTGTAGCAGACTTTGAAGGTGAAAGCGAAGAAGATAATACCTATGAAGGACTAAACGATAAAGCTGGGTCTGGCCAAACTAATAGTAATGGACTGTATTTTGTTCAACAAAAAGTGCCAACAAGAATAGCGCCAATGCTATTAATGTCAACACGAAATTATACTGGCACTTCTTCCCTATCTACTACGACCTATGATGCGTATCCAATAGTTGATTATAGGCATTGTTTTAATTATCCAAT